CTCGTGGCCACAAGAAAAAAGCCCCGCCGAAGCGGGGCCGAAGGGATCAAGGAGATCCGGAGACAACTTCAGGCGATGGCGGGGGCCTGCACGCCGATCTTGGGCGTCTGCACCAGTTGCGCGAGCGGCTGGTTGCGCATGTCGGCGAGCACCTTCTCGGCCTCGGCGTTGAGCTTGCGGATACGGGCCGCACGCTCGGCCGCGTCGAGCACGAAGGTCTTGCGGGCCAGGTCTTGCTCCATGGCGGCGGCTTCTTGCTGGGCAGCGGCGGCGGCTTGCTGCTGCTCGGGGTCTTGGATGCCCACGGCAGCACGCAGCCGGTCGGCCAACTCGTGGCGACGCGGCATGTCGGTAGCCTCGATCACGAAGTCGATGACAAAGCCCTGGAGGTTGGGCGGCAGCGACTTGGTGATCTCGGTGAGCATTTGCAGCTGCTGCATGCGGTAGGTCGGTGTGCTCGGGATGTCGTCGAGCACGATCTTGGCCCGCACGGCGGCGACGTCGTTGACGATCACCATCTGGCCGGTCTGCGGGTCGCGCACGGGCACGTTGAGCGGGATGACGCGCTTGGACTTGCCCTCGCCAATGGTGACTTTGGACGGGCCTTGCATCAGGCTTTGCTTGACCAACTCGAACAGCATCTCGCCCACCAGGCGGCGCGAGTAGCGGAAGTTGTCGTTGATCTCGGCCAAGGTGTTGAGGCCCTGCTCCACCAGGGAGTTGATGGCCAGGCCTGACGTCGCGCCCGAGGTCTGGCCCTGCATGGCCTTGTGGATGCCCGAGGACTCGGCGATCTCCTGCTTGGCCTCTTGCATGACCTGGTACTGCTGGGAAGCGAGTTCGCCGCCGGGCTCCACCTTGAACATGGATTGCGGCTTGCGGGCGGCGTTGAGGATGACGTAGGCGTCTGGACGGGCCACTTCGGCAGCGGCTTTGCCGTGGTCGAGCACGGCGTCGCTGTCGGTGATGACACGGCGGCTGTTGAGCGACCACAGCATCTTGGACTTGCGGGCGTTGATCTCGTCTTGCGGCGAGATCATGGAGCGCACCAGGCCGTAGGGCACGCCGGTCAGATCCTCGCGGTGGCCGAAGAACGGCACGTAGGGGAACTGGTTGTGCTTGTACGGGCTGGGCACGTCGTAGAGGAAGTGCGGGCCGCAGTACCAGGCCAGGCGCACCTTCTGGAACGTGGCCTGCTTGATGCGGGCGATGCCGGCGACGATGGCCTCGTTGTGGCGCGGGTTGTTGAAGTCCGCTTCCATGGTCGTGCCGTTGGGCAGCGTCATGACGAAGCCGCGCACCCACTTGCGGTACCAGATTTCGTACAGGCACACGCGCAGGCGCTCCATGTCGCGCCAGTCCTCGGCCGACATGCGGGTGTCGCGCTCGATCTCCCAGGACTGCACGAGCTTGGTGTCGGCCTCGATCAGTGGATCGAAGCCCGCCCAGCCGCCGGTGAGCATGCGAAACAGCGTGGCGTACTGGGGCATGAGCGCGATGGCGTGCTCCAGTTCGAGCCAGCGACGGCGAATCAGGTAGCGGGCGTCCGACAAGTCGGGCTGCTCGGCACGCCAGTCCCAGAAGATCTCGCGACGGTGCACGTACTTGACGCGGTAGGGGCACTTGAACGGGTCGTGCTCGCGGGCCACTTCGACCCACCCCAGGCCGGCCTTGATCTGCGCGGCGTAGGCGTCGGAGACGGCGCGGTCGGCGCGGGACTCGATCTCGGCGTGCTTGAGCTTGACCGACAGGCCTTCGGCGAGTTCGTCGGGGCAGTGGTCATCGTCCTCGGGGCGCACGCGCCAGTCGCTGCGCGTCTTGGCCTCCATGCCTAGCACGGTGTCGACCGTGGGCTTGATGAGGTTGGTGACGAGGGGCGGCTGTCCGCGCTCTTTGAGTTTTTCGACGGTTTCGCTGGAAAGCTGGTTGCCGTCGTAGTAGTCGGCGGCGCGGTCTGCCTCGCGTCGCCAGTTGGGCTGGTGCTTGATCTCGCGCAGGAACTGCTCAACCAAATCGCGGGGCAGCGCGGAATTGGCGAGATCTTCGGGCACACCGGTGTCGGTGGGCTTTTCGCCGATCACGACGTCGGCGCGGGTGCGCGGTTCATTGGTCGCCATGAAACCGCCCGCCTTGGCCGGTGAGGCTTCCATGGCCGCCGTGGTCAGTTGAATGTCGCCAATTGGCATGAGGGAATCCCGAATGTGCTTATTGCCTAAACTATTGTGGGTGCACGGCCGCAATTCGACGGTCGGCCAGAAGTTGAAGGAATACCGATGAAATACGTTTCGCTGGCGCTGGGCGCTGCTTTGGTGGCCGGATGTGCCACGCCGACCACGGGCGTTGTGCCCCGTGGCGAGGGTCTGTACACGGTCACGCACCAGGGCGCGGGGGCCTGGGTGACGACGGATGCGCTCAAGGCAGCGGCCATCCAGGAGGCCGACGCCTTTTGCTCACGGCGTGGCGGCGCGGTGCGCGTTGTGCACAGCAAGGAGATCCCGGCGGGTCCGTTTGGGCGCTGGCCGGAGTCCGAAGTGTTGTTCGCCTGCAAGTGAGTCAACCCGCCCGCCAGTCGTAGTCGCGCCGTGGGTTCATGGCCGACTTGCCTGGATCGGGGGGCACCTGGGCGTAGCGGCGCATGACGTAGGCGTAGCGCGTGGCGCTTAAGAAGTCGTCTTGCAGCTTGACGATCTGGCCGTCCTTGCGGTGGTAGAGCCGGAATTCCTCGAAGAACATCGTCAGGCTGGAGAACACCTTGAACTTGCCCGCCTTCATGTCCTCGTAGATGGCCATGACGCCGGCCTCGACGCTCACGCGGCTGGTTTTCTTGCCTTCCTCGTCGCCCGTCTCGGGCAGCTGCGCGTACTCGTGCAGCATGTTCGCGCCGTGCTGGCGGTACAGGTCGGCCAACTGGATGCCGTCGCCCTTGGAGCGTTGCAGGCCGTCGGCTGGCCAGGACACGGGCACCCAGTCGCCGCGCTGCTTGATGAGCGGCACCAGTTCGGCGGGTGTCTTGTTGGATTCCCGGTAGCCGTCGTAGACGTAGGTGGTGTCGGTGTCGCGGTCCCAGGCGAGCCACGCGCCGGCGCTGGGGTGGTCGATACCGAAGTCCACGCCGCAGATGATCGGCCAGTGGTCGGGGATGGTGAACGGCTCGACGGTGATGGCCGACTCGGCAATGGGCCACACGCGGCCACTGCCCAGGATCGGGATACCCTTGGCGCGGGCCTCGCGTTCGTGCTCGGGGTAGCTGGCGACGATGCGGTCACGTTCCTCTTGGGAGTAGTGGCCCACGTCGTCGATGGTCATGTTGGTGTCGGACCGGTCGGGCGTCGGGTTTTGCAGGAACAGGCGCACGACTTCGGACATTCCCAGAAGCGGCGTGAAGGTGATCCACACGATGCCCTTGGTGGCGTTGGTGCGGGTGAGCACCTCGGTGTAGATGTCCAGCGGCGGTTCTTCGTCCAGGGCGGCGAAGTCCAGCGTCTCGCCTTGCAGCTTGGAGCGGCCTTTTTCGTAGCTCTTGAAGTACAGGCGCGAGACGCCGCCCGAGACGTGACGCACGAACACGCAGTCCACGCTGTCGGCGATGCCTTGCGCCCGCTTGGGGTCGCCGATGATGAGGTGCGCGGGGATCGTGCCGGTGCCCCATTCGCCAGGGCGTCCCAGGATCAGGCGCTGCATGGTGTCGCGGGTGGACTCCATGGATTCGCCCAGAGCCCAGCCGGTGACGCCACGACTCCAGCGCTTGCCGGTCCACCAGTCGGGATACAGGCCGGTGAGGTGGTAGGCGATCTCGTAGGCGCTCGACCAGGTTTTGCCCAGCTGGTTGCCGGCGCGAAACAGGCGTTCGCGGTGCGTGGCTCCCCGGCCGTGAAACTCAACCTGCTTTGGGTAGGGCTTGTACCTCGACAACTTGTTGCGGTCTTGCCGGCGCTTGAGTTCCTGCGCCAATTTCAATAAGGCCAGTTTGGGCGGCAAGCTCCGCAACGATTCGGGTAATGTCGTCGTCACTGAGTTCTGCATAGTCGTCTCCCGGCTTCTTCTCGGCGGGCTTGAACATGCCCATGGTGTCGCCGAGCATGCGCAGGGCTTGGTTTGCGCCGGTCGAATCGAAGCGGTATTCGCCGGTGGGTGCTCCCTCCTTGTCGAGCACGGGCTGGGACTGCATGCAGCGGTCCACCACGGACATGAGGCGCGAGATCACCCACTCGCGGTCCAGGCCGGTTTTGATGATCGCGTTCTTGGTGGCGATCGCCGACAGTTCGTTGATGCGGTTGCGGATCGCCGGCTGCTCGCGCTCCCAGTCGCGGGCACACTCGACACCGACGGGTGAGCCGATGGCGAGCACGGCTTCGGCCATGGACATGCCCATGGCGCGGGCACGGCAGTAGGCCTCCTGGGGGACAGTGAGGCCGGAGTCCAGTCGTGCGCCGCCGTTGAGCTTGCGGGTGCCTTTGGGAAGTGGCTTACCTCGTGGCTTCTTGGCTGCCGTGGCTTTCTTGGCTGCGGGGGCTTTCTTGGGTGCTGCGGTCATTGCGGTGGCGTTGGCGTGCAGACTGAGCGCACGTAGCCCTGCAACCCGCTCAGTTGGTCGGCGAGTTGGTCAGCTTGCTGCGCCATTCCTGCAAGAGTTTCTGCACACTGCCCGAAAAGCTGCCGCTCGGTGGTGGCGGCTGCATGAGTTCCGGGCTCGGGGGTGGGGTCGTTGGCGGCTTGACGCTCGCGGACGGCGATAGCGTCGCGCAGGCGGCCAAGTTCAGACTGAGCGCCAGCAACAGCGCGTTGCGTGCTGCGTTTGAGAGCGGCATAGGATTCCTCTGCTTGGTGACGGGCGGCGATGAGTTCGTGCTCACGCTTGCGGGCCGCTTGCTCGGTGGCCAGCACCTGGGCCTGCATTTGCGTGCGCACGACGTTCTTGCCCTGGATGTAGGCTTTCCAGTGCGTGGCGGTGAGCGTGACGGCGACGACGAGGGCGGCGATCACGCGCCAGTTGAGGATCAGGCTCCACGGCATTGCGCGTACTCCTGTTGGCGGCGTTTGGTAAGGCCTGGCAGCGGCTGGCCACGGAACTTGTCCCAGCGCAGGATCTGGCGGCAGGCCTCGTCGTACTGCTCCTGGTTGAGCATGCGCACGAGCGTTGAGCCGCAGAAGGCCGACGAGCCGATGTTGTAGGCCAGGCTCACGTAGGCGTCGTACTCGTGCTGGTGCAGGGGCACGCGCACGCACTGGCGCATGGCACCTTCGAACTTCTGCACGTCGGTGAGGGCACGCACGAGGGCTTGCGGGGGTGTGATCTTGTCACCGGGCTTGACGCCTTCGGTGGTGCCAAAGCCGATGGTGGGCACGTCACCGGGCACCGGCGTGTATGCGGTGTCGCGGTAGCCTTCGTGCAAGGCGATGCCGACCAGGGCGGCGGCAGAAAGAGAGAGAGCGGCGATTCTGTTGCGTGAAATCACTCGTAGAGTCCCATGCGGCGGTTGTGTTCGGCCTGCTCGCGCTTGTCTTGCTTGTGCTTGTAGTACCAATTGATGATGAAACCGCCCAAACCGAGCATCAGGCCGAACAAGATGCCGAACTCGGATGACAAAACCCAGCTGAGCACGCTCGTTGTCGCTCCGGTGTAGGTTGCTTTGCTGCCTACCGATGCGATGGTGGCGTCGAGTGTTGCTTGCTGCTCAGGTGTCATGTCCGGCCTCATGGGATTGATTGCGGCGATTTTGGAGGCTGGACCGGAATTCGACGGCGACTCAGACGTGGCCTTGCTCTTTGAGCACAGCCATGCCGCAGTAGACGATTGCGCCGAGCACTTCTTGCTGGAAGGCTTGGCCTTCGCGGGTGCTGGCCGCTTCTTCGAGCTTCTTGGCGGCCTGGCCGGTGGCAAAGCCGCGCCCGTGCATGGTCACGTAGTGCACCCAGGGCTGCTCCAGAAAGGGCGTGGTGTCACCGCCGTGGCGCTTGCCTTTGCCGCCCATGGCTTGGCGAATGGCAGCGCACAGCACTGGATAAAGCGGGTGCTCCATGACGGCCTCGTGCGTGATGGCGTCGGAGTCGTCAATGTCTGGTCGTCGTATGGTGTTCATCGAAAGAATCCTCGGAAGGCTTGCTCCAGGGCGTGAGCGGGGTTGTCGGTGGGTGATGTCGTCGTCACGCGGCACCAGCGGGCCGTGAACTTGCGACCGATGCGGGCGATCTTGGCGGCGTTGTTGAGGGCGTTGAGGGCGTCAATCGTTTGTTTGTAGGTAAAGCCGGTGGCCTCTGAGATCTGCTGGCCAGTCAGCGGTGTGGTGGATGCCTGGACGACGGCGAGCACGCGCATGCGGTAGGTCTGGGCCTGAGCGGCGGCAGCCTGACGACGGTTGGTGTGCGTGCCGGCCAAGCGTCATTTCTCCAGGGGCGGGGCTTGATCTGGGGGTAGGCCCAGGTATTGGCAGAGGATCGTTCGCGCCTCCTGGGCCGATCTGGCGACCCGGATTTCCCATCCTTGGGCCTCGAAGTGCTCTAGCCACTCGTCTTGCGTGTCCGAAGTCGTGCCGGTGGCCGACTTCATCTCGATCACCAGGCCGGGAGTGAAAGCCTGGTTCGATACCGGCAGGATCAGATCCGGGAAGCCTGGCTTGACGCCCAAGGCCTTCATCTGGGCACCGGTGAAGGCGTCGCGTTTGCCGCCGTTCGGGCTGTGGTGCAACCACTTGAGGTCGGGCAAGAGGTCACGCACGGCTTTCTTGTGCGACCACTTGATGACGACGGCCTGCTCGATTTCCTCAGAACGTTGGACAGGACGGCGATTGCGGGGTTGAGTCATGTGCGAATTGTACTGCTCGCATCGAGTTTTCCTCAATCTCGCGGTCTGACGACGCGGCCAAACGGTTAGCGCTCGCTAACATCCAGCGTTTCCCCAAAGTTCCCAGACTTCCCAAGCGTTGGGAAACGCTGAAAGCCAGCAACCATGCGGGTTTGCGGACGATTTTGGGGTCAACTTCCCAACTTCCCAAGTTCCCGAGATCAGGAGGTCAGGAGATCAGCGGATCAGGGAATGGGGGTAGGTGTGGGAAATTGGGAAGTTGAGGGGAAAGAAGAAAGAAAAAAATATAAATCTATATATATATCAATAACTTATACGCTTTACAGCCTGCCTTTTGCGTTTCCCAAGCCTTGGGAACTTTTGGGAAGTTGGGGAAACCTGGAGCCGGTGCCGGGTGTCGCCTGAAAGCAACACATTAAAAATTAATCTTCGCCTTTGCGTTGAGTTTTACTGTATTATTTAACCGTGCTG